GGGCTGGATGGGGGTGGATAGTACGGGCTCGTGGGTGAGTAAGACCTGCGGATTGTCCGTACCGAGACAGAACGGGAAGTCAGCGCTGGTGAGCGGACGCACGTCGGCAGGTATGGTGCTGTATAAGGAGCAGGTGATATATACGGCGCATCTGCAGAAGACGGCGACGGAGACCTTCGAGGAGATGCGAGCGTTCTTTGAGCATCCAAAGATGATGCCGTATGTTAAGGAAATCAAGACGGCGATAGGCAGAGAGCAGATCATACTGAAGAATGGTGCTAGAGTGAAGTTCCTTGCAAGGACGAGGAACGGAGGCAGAGGTCAGCACGGAGATCTGCTCATATTTGATGAGGCGCAGGAACTTGACACGGATCAGCAGGCAAGCTTCCTGCCGGCGATATCAGCCAGCAGTAATCCGCAGACGATCTACTTGGGGACTCCGCCTGATCCAAACGCAGACGGGACGGTGTTCACGAATCTGCGGAAAAATGCGACCAGCGGAACGACGACATCGACGGCGTGGTATGAGTTCTCGGTCAGCGAGATCGGAGATGTGACGGACAGGAAACGGTGGGCAGCGACCAACCCGGCGTTAGGCAGAAGGATGAGGTTGAGCACAATAGCGGGCGAGTGCGAGCAGATGGCTCCAGACACTTTCGCACGCGAGCGACTTGGGTGGTGGACACCTGAGATAAAGAAGACGGTTGAGTACGCCATACCGGCAGACGTGTGGGACGCATGTGTGTCAGACGATACGAAGCCGGAAGGACGAACAGCCTATGGTGTGAAGTTCAGCGCAGACGGTGGCATGGTCACGTTGTGCGGAGCAGTCATACCGGCAGACGGGCCTGCGAGGATATCGGTCATTGACCGGAAGCCGACGGGGTTCGGACTGCAATGGCTCGCGGACTGGCTCAATCAGAGATACCAGCGTGCATCCTGCGTCGTGATAGACGGCAAGAACGGGGTGGACGTGCTGATAGATAAGATAGCACCGATGTGGAAGCAAAAGGACTCTATCATTCGGGCTACATACAAGATGGTGATAGCAAGCACAGGAATGCTGACCGATGCTCTGAACGAGCAGGAGGTCACATGGTTCCGGAAGCAGACAATGTTGAGGGATAGCGCGGTCACGTCAATCAAGAGACCGATAGCAGGTGGTTGGGGATTCGGTGGAGACGACCCTGACCCGATAACTGCAGCGTCGCTGGCGCTGTGGGGCGCGAAGACCTCGAAACGTGACCCTAACAAGAGGATGAGGATAGGATGACGAACATATTGATTGACCCGGGACGGGTCGCAGGGCTCCCGATCGTGGAGCAGGTAAAACTTCAGAAGTTGGTTGACGTGTATACCAACTATCAGATGAAGAACGCACAGAAGGAACGCTACTACGAGGGCAAGGTAACTCTCGGCGAGGTGAATCTCGGAATTGCGCTTCCGCATAATATGAGAGGGCTCGAGATAGGATGCTCTTGGGGCGCAAAGACAGTCGACGTACTGGCGGCAAGGTCGATGTTTGATGGATTTGTCGGGACAAACGGCGAAGCAGTCGACGTACTCGATCAGATCGTGCGAGACAACAATCTGATAGCCGAGTATCCGAAGGCAACAAGGGACGAGCTAAAGACGGGCGCATCATTTGCGACGTTATCGGCAGACCCTGTTATTGGCTGCAGGATAAGGTTCCACAGCGAGCGGACTGCCGCCGCCGTATGGGACGGAGTCAAGGGCAGGATAGCCTATGGCTTCGCGATCGTCGGCACAGCACCATCGCAGAACAACGACATGTTATGGGAGCCGACGCTTATCAACCTGTACACGGACGAAGCAGTATGGGTGCTGGCACGTAACGGACAGTCATGGTCTGCTTCGGAGTACAAGCACAAGATGGGCAGACCTCTGATGGAGCCACTGGCATACAATCCGACCAGCACGAAGCCGTTCGGGCAGTCTCGTATCAAGGAACCGATTAGAAGACTGATACAGGGTTATGTCCGTACAGTAGCCAACGCGACTATCGGTTTGGAGTTCGCAACCAGTCCGCAGAAGTTTCTGCTGGGCGTTACGGACGAGCAGTATGAGGCTGTGGTCAGTCAGAAGTTTAAGCAGTACATCGGTTCGATATTAACATCAACGACCAACCCGGAGACTGGCGAGAAGCCGACCTTCGGGCAGTTACAGCAGGGCACTATCGCACCACACGTCAGTATGCTTCGTATGCTGGCGACACAGTTCAGCGCGGCAACGGGGCTGACTGTTACGGATACGGGCGTCGTCAACGACGCGAACCCGACTTCGAGCGATGCCATACTGGCACAATCACAGACACTGGTCGGCATGGCTGAACAGCTCAACGAGGGCAACGGGAACGCACTCCGCAATGTGGGCATGATGGCACTCGCCATTGTAGGCAATAAGGCTCTGAACGAGTTGGATGATGATGAGCGCAATATCATTGCGCACTTCAAGAACCCGGCCATGCCGTCTGTGGCAGTAACGGCAGATGCCGCCATCAAGATCGCGAGTGCTCGTGAAGGCTTCGCGTCAACGGACACGTTCCTTGAGATGATAGGATTTGACCAGGCTGACATCAGGCGCATAAAGGCGCAGGAGCAGAGAGCGAGGGGGCTTGCGCTGATAGATGAGTTGGCGCTGGATACTGAATGATTATAGCAGTTGACTTCGACGGGACATTGCAACTGGATGATGGCTCTGCCAATGTTGCGCTGATGCAACGGCTCATAGCAGAGCAGAGGCGTGGGGCTGTCGTTATCCTGTGGACGACCCGAGAAGGTCAGAGGCTTATGGAGGCTGTCAAGTTCTGCGGACAGCACGGACTGCGGTTTGTTTATGTGAACCAAAACGCGCCCGAAGCGATGCGGATGCTCGGGCATGACAGTCGGAAGATCTACGCAGACATATACATAGATGACAAGGCGGTGAGGTTGTGATTATAACGCACAACGCATGGAACAAGTACATAACGAGACTCCGGAAGATAGACGAGCGAGCAGTTGAGGACTGTCAGAAGTTTGTACGGGCATGGCGAGAACGTGGCGTTGATAATCCGCAAGAGATTATAGATTACTGCTACTCGCTGGTTACCAAGTACGGTGAGGCAGGGTCTGCGCTGGCTTGTGAGTGGTACGATGCCATTGCGGAGTTGAGCGGTAAGTCGCTCCCACCGGCAGTACCGGCACAGACAGCAACCTACCAAGAGACGGCAATAGCGGTCAATGGTGCTCGGTTGTTTTCGGAGAAGCCAGAAGTAACGGCAGGCGCAGTACAGAGACTCATCAAGCAGGCAAGTGCGGACACGATGGCTCAGAACGCCAAGCGAGATGGCTTGCGGACGGCGTGGATCCCACACGGAGACACCTGTGCATTCTGCATCATGCTTGCATCAAGAGGCTGGGAGTACGGCGGTAACATGGCGAACAATGGACACGTCGCACACATCCACAACAACTGCGACTGTACTATTGGTGTTAAGTTCGCCAGCGACACGAACTATGAGGGCTATGACCCTGACGAATACTACGACATGTACCGAGATGCTGACGGCTACTCGACCAACGAGAAACTGAACAGTATGCGCCGTTCGTTTTACGCCAAAAACAAAGACCGCATAAATGCTCAAAAGCGTGAAGCCTACGCCAAGCGCAAAGAGTTAGACAGCTCCTCTGCAGAAGAGGACGACATAAATTAATACGTTCAATCGAGCACCTTCGGGTGCTTTTTTAATTGGGAACACGTCCCTAAAACGTGGTATCAACCAAGCCAAAGGAGGACATTATGGCAAATACTGAAAACGGTGTTCAGACACCAGCTCAGGACGTTAACACTACTCAGAACGCACCACAGGTACCCGAGAAGACATTCACGCAGGCAGATGTCGACAGGATCGTCGCAGGCAGAGTTGCAAAATACTCTGACTATGCCGAACTCAAGGAAAAGGCAACCAAGTATGACGAAGTCGTAGAAGCCAACAAGAGCGAACTCGAGAAGGCCCAGGAACGCGCCAACAAACTGCAGTCAGAAGTCGACAAACTGCAGTCAGACGCAGTGCGGTATGAGGTATCACAGGCGACTGGTGTGCCTGCCAATCTTTTAACAGGCGCAACAAAGGAAGACTGCGAGGCGCAGGCTAAAGCGATCCTCGAGTTCTCCAAACCAGCGTCTTATCCTGTCGTCCCAGACGGCGGAGAACCGAAAGTAACCACAGGCAAGTCAACTCGCGAGCAGTTCGCAGAGTGGCTTGAAACACAAACCAAATAGGAGGAAATATCATGGCAATCACAGGCACTGGAGTACCGACAAACAGAAGCAATATCCAGCTCCCACCTGACATCTCAAGCGAGATCATCGCGAAGACGCAGGAAGCGTCCGCAGTAATGCAGCTTGCAAGACAGATCGAACTGCCGGGCAGAGGCGTTGAGATCCCAGTTATCGTATCAGACCCTGAAGCATCATGGGTAGGCGAGACAGAAGAGAAGCCAGTTAGCAACCCTACACTGGACAAGAAAATCATGACTGCCTACAAGCTGGCAGTTATCGTACCGTTCTCAAACGAGTTTAGAAGAGATGCAGCTGCACTCTATGACGAACTGGTTAGAAGACTCCCTGCTGCACTCGGCATGAAGTTCGACCAGACTGTAGCAGGCACAGTAAATGCACCGGGTTCAAACTTCGACACATTCGCAGCAGCAACTGCACAGGCACTCGGGAATGACCCTTACGCTGCACTCGTAGCTGCTTACACTGACGTTGCTGCACACGGCGGCGACATCAACGGCTGGGTACTGTCAGCACAGGGCAAGGGTGCTCTGCTTTCAGCAGTAGACGGAAACAAGAGACCGCTCTTCATCAACAATGCAGCAGAAGGTGCTGTACCGACTATCCTCGGTGCAAGAACAGTTCAGAGCGCTGGCGTATATAAGGCTGGCTCACCTGCAGTTCTTGGTATCGCAGGCGACTGGACTAAGGCACTGTACGGAACAGTAGAAGGCGTTGAGATCGGATACTCCGAAGACGCTACACTCGTAAATGGCGACAATACAATCAACCTGTTCCAGCAGAACATGTTCGCAGTAAGAGCAGAGATCGAGATCGGATTCCGCGCCGATGTAACCTGCTTCAATAAGATCACTGCATAGTCGTGGTCAAATTCATTAACGGCGAATTCGGCAATGAGATGTGGGTAGCGGACGATCGCGTTGAGGAGTACAAGGCGGTAGGTCACAAGCCTGCCGCTTCCGATACCGAGAAGCCTGCAGAAGAGAAACCGAAAGCCAAAAAGAAAACAACAAAGAAGTAGGAGGTGAGGGCATGGCATACGCAACAGTAGCGGACGTTCAGGCTCGCATGACCCGTCAGATGTCAGAGGCGGAGCAGACAGCGTGTGCGTCACTGCTCAACGATGCAGCGGTCATAATAGACTCTTACACAACGACAGCCAGCGCAGATGCGAAGAACCTCGTCTCGTGCAGGATGGTCATCCGTGCGATCGGAGACGAGCAGAGTCTTGGGGTACCTGTCGGTGCGACCCAAGGTTCCATGTCAGCGCTTGGATATGCGCAGAGCTGGACGATTGGAAGCGGAGGCGGAAGCGGTGAGATTTACGTCTCGAAGATGGATAAGAAACTCTTGGGCGTTGGTAACGCTATAGGTTCGTACAGTCCAGTACAGGAACTGGTGCCGACCGAATGAGAGGTATAACGGTCAGACTGTATCAGGAAATGGAGACGGGCACCAACACATTCGGCGAAGCAGTATATGAGAAGACTGCCGTTGATGTGGACAATGTGCTCGTGGCGCCTGCTACTGCGCAGGAAATGACCGATACAGTCGACCTTTACGGGAGGCAGGCGGTCTATACGCTTGCTATCCCGAAGGGTGACACCCACGACTGGGAGAACAAAACGGTAGAATTCTTCGGTGAACAATGGGAAACTTTCGGGATCCCACTCAAAGGTATCGACGATTTGGTGCCGACACCGTGGAACATGAAGGTCACGGTAGCAAGACATGAGTAAGAAGGTAGAAGTAGTCCTTAATGAGGCAGGCGTACAGGCTCTGCTCAAAAGTAGTGAAATGCAAGCCATATTGTCTAACTACGGGAGGCAGAAGGCATCGCAGGCAGGTAAAGGTTACAGTTCTGAAGTGCATGTGCACTCCAAGCGTGCTGTCGCTAACGTCTTCCCTGCGGACGCTGAATCAGCAAGGGACAACTACCAAAACAACACTTTAGTGAAGGTGATATCATGATCGAGACCATCATTTTACAACACATGGCAGAAGCATCTACACCGTGGTACCTTATGAGACCGAAGAACGTACCGAATAAGTACGGGCTTATAGAGAAGACTGGCTCATCAAGAGAGAACCATCTGTATCGCAGCACATTCGCATTCCAATCTTACGCACCGACACTTGAAGCGGCTGCCGAGATATCAGCAGAGGCCCGGGAGCTCATGGACACGCTTCCGGAAGAACCTGGGGTATCTGGCGTTCGCTTCGACACAGAATATAACTTCACAGATCCAGAGACAAGGCAGCCTAGATATCAGGCTGTTTTTGTTGTCTATCATTATTAAGGAGGCAAGCTTATGGCAGTAGGCACAGTATCCAATGTATCTACAGGCAAGCCGGGTGCTTCAGGAGCAGTCTTCAGAGCGGTAGCAGGCACAGCAGTACCGACTACTGTGAACGCACAGCTTAATGAAGCATTTAAGGCTCTGGGCTATGTATCAGAGGACGGTCTGACTAATAGCAACAGCGCCGAGAACGATACCGGCAAGGCTTGGGGCGGTGACATTGTTATCGCTTATCAGACGGAGAAGCCTGACACGTTCCAGCTGACCCTGTTAGAGGTACTGAATGTTGACGTACACGGAGTTGTGTATGGTTCAGACAACGTAACGGGCACGCTGACAGATGGCATCACAATCAAGGCTAACAGCGACGAAGCCGAAGAGGGCGCATGGGTCTTCGACATGGTCATGAGAAATGGCGTACTGAAGAGAATCGTTGTTCCTAACGGCAAGGTCATCGAGATGGGCGATATCGTTTACAGCGACAGCGAAATGGCTGGCTACGAGCTGACGATTCAGGCATTCCCTGATGCGGAAGGCAATACTCACTACGAGTACATCAAGGCAGCATAAGGAGGCGCTATGGTCAAGAAGGGCAAAATAGAATGCGGTTATGAGTTCGCTATCGATGATGAAAAGCTCAACGATATGCGAGCAGTAGACGCACTCGCAGAGTTTGATGAAGCCATCGAGGCAGGGCAGGACTGGGAGGCTCTGCGCTGCGCATCATGGCTGGTCAAGTATCTTCTCGGTGCGCAGGGACGTAGAGAACTGTACAAGTTGCTCGAGGACGACAACGGCAAGGTTACGACCGACGCCGTAACGGAAGCACTCGGGCAGATTTTTGAAGCATTGGGAGATGACGCAAAAAACTCCGAGCCCTCGCCAGCGCACTAGCACTAGGACGT